GACATTGTAGTTACCACCCACATCAACATTATAGTCACCAGTCACCTTCATGTTCAAGTTACCCTGATACACGAGATTACCATTACCCTCAATGATAACAGTCTGGTCACCACCAGTCACTTCTACCTTGTTGTTTACAGCAGAGATAATAACAGAACCATCTGCTCTCATCTCAACACCCGCACCTGTGCGATGTTTAATTAATACTCGTTCTCCACCGGGAGTGTCATCCTGTTCAATCACATGACCAGAGATAGTCTCTTGTACTTGGTTAAACGGATACTCGGATGGTCTCTGTGGTTGTATTCCCAAGGACACACCAATGTCACCACCCCCAACATAGAGGTTGTTTACCTTGGAACCACGAGATGCCTTATTGATAGATGTCCCAAAGTTATAGTCTCGTTTGGGATATTCACCTGTAGGGTCTTGCATACCATCTTGGGCAACACCCAAAGTATTCTCTAGTCCCTCACCGAGTTGCTCAACTCTTGTATTAAAATTGTCTTTTTTAGTTGTCACTGTTCATCTCCGATGGACTCAATGGTGAAGCATTCAATGGATCGTCTGTTCTGTTCTGTTTTCTGAACACAGACTCTACATAATCTACCACATCAAAATATGGATCAAGTTCATTGACATCAATATCGTTGTGACCAAATACTTGACCACCGGGAAATCTTCGGTAGTATCCATTCAAAAACTTCTCTAATGTCGTAAACTGTTCTCTTGTAAATGACTGAGAAGAAAGGTAGTCCGTTGGGTTGTCTTCACCCGTAGCAACATTAATACCACCAACCATCACAATACCAATAGAAAATTTGTCGTGACCATTTACTGGTGCGTGGTCACCCTGTATGTTCACTGGTCTGCCTCGTTGTAACCTACCATCTCTTCGTATAACATAATGGTATCCAATACCGTCATGTCCCAGATCAATCTGTATGTTATTTATCTCTATAGAACCGATGTCTTTATTGGTGTGAGTCTCGGATGCGTGAACAACAACCTCGGTCACCTCTCGTTCTACCCTAGTAAACTCTGCGTCTAGTTCTTCTACCGATGAAACATAGGTAAAGGTATCGTCTGGACTATTGCGACCATCCCATTTGTCGGTACTGACGGGTTGACCTTCCTCGTACAGACTTGCGTCAATAACAACAGTACCAGAGATAGTAGTGTCCAGTTTAGACATTTTATCATCAATGGTGGAGATTTCTTGTTGTGCTCTCGCAATCTCTTGTTCGGGAACACCTTGTGCCTTTGCCTTTTCGATCATCTGAATTTGCATCTCTAATGAACTAGATGTCCCTTCGTCCGAGGCAATGATTTCTTTCATTCTACCCGTCACATTGTCTGATTTTCCTACCAGTGTCTTGACTGCTTCCTTCTTCTGTCTAGGATCACCACTAGTAAACTGTGAAAGGATTTGTTGTCTTTCCGCATCAGACGAAACAATACCACCGGGAACAAGATTAGCAATAAATTCACTAGCAGTCCCCGAAAGGTTTTCTGCCACATCCTGTAACACACCGGGAAGTCCACTCTCAACACGAGCATCAAACTCAGCATTAAAAGTATCTATCGCATCAGTTGCTTCATTGATAGCACTTTTTATATCTTTCAGATCAGTTCCAATCACTGCCTCAACATCTGCTAGAGTAGGAAGACTGTCTTTTATTCCTTGAACTGTAGCATTTAATTCTTTAACAAAGGTTGTGTTGTTGACGGCATCCTGTGCCGTTTGGATTGCGTCATTTATTGCGGCAACAGGTGATATGGCACCAAGAGTGTTTGCTAAATTACCTGCCACACTGATAGCACTCGTGACCGTTGCTATGAATCCCATGATTCCTCCACCCCCCACTGATTTGGGTTTTGCCGCATCTACAGCAGTGGTGAATTCGATCAATGACGCATATGCTTCTGCTTTTTTATCATCCGCAATCGCAACACATTGGGCAATACTTTCGGCAGTACCATCAGTGATAACTGCGAGGGCAGAAGTGGGATTACTTACCTTGATTGCGGGAAGTCCTGTCAGTGCGGTTACAGTAGTTTCTAAAGTACCAAACCCTCGTGCCTCGTCTGCGGAATCACGACCCGCACCTCGTAACACGGATAGATTACCACTACCATCAGAGTCTATACCTAATGTATTGAGAACAAGACCCCCTGCCGAATCTAAATCTGATTTGAATCGTAGGAACTCACCATTAGAGTCTACTACGGTATCTTTGGTGGCAACAATAAGGTTACCCACAGCACCAGTTGCAGGAAACGCATCAGTAATCGCACCAACCGAACTGGTTATAACTTCTTCACTTGAGTTGGTAGATGCTCCAAGTGCTTTTATACCACCAAGAATCTCACCATCTGTTTGTCCAACAAGAGTTGTTCTCTTAGCATAGGTCTCGTCAATAGACGCAAGTGTTTTCTGTTGAAAATTGTTTTTCTCATCACTATTCTGTATTGTTTCACCAGTTAGGATGGAATTTAAATCTCGTTTTCTTAATGGCATTATACTATCCTATCCGTCAATCGTCTTGCTTCCAATTCTATTTGTTTCACACTAGGAGCATTGACCAAATAGTATTTACCTACTATGTGACATATACCCTTATTATCAAGTCTGTCGGATTGTAACAATCGTATGTTGGCAGAAGACTGAGTACCATTTAACTCGTAGGCAACAAATGCTAGTTGTGTGAGGAAATTATCACTTTGATTGGAGAACTTTTTAAGATCAGCAAATCGTCTATCACTGAATGCCCCCAGACCCTTTGCTTGAGGGTTGATTCCAGTACGCATACCAGATGCGATAGATAATCCTGCGGTCAGTCCGATTGCTTGTTTCTCGGTATATCCTACATTCAAGAAGAACTTTACTGCCGTATTCTGTCGTGCAATTTTTACTGTAGTAGAAATATTTCCTGCTTCTTCGTTCTGAATATCAGTTTCTTTTGGTTTAAAAGCATCAGTGATCTTATTCCAGAGTCCTTCTGGTTTGTTATCTGCCACAATGTCTTCGTCAGTCTGACCTAGTTGTACGGGGGTGGGAAATTCCACATGAGGTATAGAACCCAATACAATAGGTGTCTGTGAGTTGACCCCATCCATAAACATACCAAATACCAATGCACTTGGTTGTAATTGTGGCATCCTCCCAATACCAGATGCTCCACCTTCGGTAGTGGGTACCACGCATTGTGCCCAAGGCAAATCTGATTGGGGAATCAGTCGAGTAGATTCTGTGTGTAATCCGTGAACACGAATCTTCACACGACCCTCGAAACCATATGGGGGAGACGCATCTACGACAGTTGCAATAAACCATCGTGTGTTGTCACCATAGAACTCAGATAGAATTGGTGTGGGCATTACGGAAGTTTCTCCAGTTTACAAAGATTCATAGAAACAGTATGTTGTGTCCCTTGAAATGTGTGTCTTGTATCATAGATGATGAAATCACCTGACTTTGCCTTGTCGATCAGGTCATCTTCATTCGCAGTATCAGAACTTTCTACATTATCGTTCGCAACTTGTAGGTTGACAATATCACCAACACCTGCCTTTGCGACAATAAACCCCGCACCCTCTACAACTACATTTAACATATTCTTGTACATATGATTGAGTATAGAACGGTTTGCTAGTTTCTTGGTAAACTGGTTTTTGTCATACTCATCGTGATAACTTTTCTTTCGACCATATGTTCCTGTCGATGACACCGTATGAAACTTATGGGAGTCGTATTCATCAACCAAGACCTCTGCGAGTCTAAACTCTGGATCAAAGACATTTTGATTATCCCCGATAATATTACTATTTTTCAATTTATCTAGGATATTCCTTACACTATAATGAGACTTAGATATCAAACCAGTATTTAGGTTGGTGTTTTCCATAGAAGCACTCACCGCACCTTGTTGTATCAACCTCAGTGTGTTTGCTGATTTCGAACCCTTGAGTGCCTTGATTGTGAAAGTTCTTTCAAATTCGGTTTGTCCTTCAGCATTCGATATATTGGCAGGGTTATAAGTGTATGGCAGTTTTGAATTAAATGCTTTTTGTGATAACATGGAATCTAGATTACCCAAACGCAGATTTGTATCATGCATTGACGCATACACAAAGAAAGGTGAACCAGTTACTGTTGTTGCTCTACTGGTTAACCACTTGATAGCATCTATGGGTGATAGATTTGGAATGATGCCTCTAATATTTGTTTGTGTTGGTAGTGATTCCGTACCATTAGACAGACTCAAATATGAGGTATCAATATCCAGTTTCATTTCGGTTGCGAGTAACTTGATCATTACCTCATCAATACGACCATTAAAAGACTTACTGATCTTCTTGAGTGACGATAAGAACGCATGTTCGTCTAATAGTGTGAACGAATACATACTAGACTTTCCGTTATCATTTGACTTGACTTGTGTTTCGATTCCTGTCATAATGAATGTGCGAGACATCACTGTATTCAAATCATTGTCAACCGATGCCATGTCGATTGATATTCTCTCGGTTCCTTGAAATGATATACTATCAAACATTGCCTTGTCATCAAGGATAACAATTGTACCAGTAAGATACGGTTTGTCCAAACTCTCAAAGATATTCAGTTCTGCGATAGATGGTCTAACATCTATTTTGCTACCATCAATACCACCGAACCGATCTGCCGTGATCGTTGCTTTGGTGATCTTGAACTGTTGAGACTGTGTGGTTTTGTTACTCACTATTAAGCACCCGTGGCATTTCTGTGGAAGTTGTTAAACTCGATCACTACCCTCGCAACCACTGATGGTTTTAAAACAGCAATTTGTTTCAACTTATCATTTCTATCTTCGACACGATCCCGATAGGTGACTGCCTTGGCACCAGAGGGTGCGTTTAAAAAGTCGTATATCGGTAAGTCTATATGAGCACCATCGGCATCTTCGTAGTGATGAACCGCATTATACTGTTCTGATTCTGCGACCAATGTGGCACGATAAAACGCACCATCTTCAGCAGTATATTGGATGAACTCACCCACAGAAAATGCTTCATCGTTTACTGTTTCGATAACAAGTTGACCCATGTCAAGGTCTCGTTTTAAGATAGTGCCGACAGTACCACTCACACTTCCCGTTACGGTCGTTCCCACTGTAAAGTCAACCGCAAGAACATCATTACTTGTGACGGTTCGATGTGGATATCTTTCCTTTATTTCACCTAGTATTTCCGCAGTATCAATGGGCCATCCTGATTCACGGATGTGGTCATTCATCAAGAAGAATGTCCAGTAATAGTCCGTAGTCCCATATAACTTAAAGGACAGTGTATCTGGACGATCTCCTGCAATAATGGTGTGCATAGTGGCAAAGGATATCGAACCCTTGAGACTATCAATAACATCAACATATTGTGAAAGATCATCAAAGAGGACTGGTGGTTCATTGTCACCAAATCGGTATGCCTTTACACCAAAGTTTTTAAAATACTTAGTTGTCATTAGAATCCGTCCTCTTCAACATCTTTTCTGTTGAGTGTTCTACTTTCTTGGAATGCCAATGTCATTTCGGTTTCTGCGAAGTTACCGTCAGAATGCATTGACATCGCAGTGTTGTTATATGTCACACTCACATCTCGGAGGTAACAGAGTTTAATTTTTGTGGCAATCTGTTCACCATTATATTCTATATTGATCCGAAACTTGTTTGGGAAACGATAACCAAGAGAGATAGAACTCCCACCGGGCACTTCCAGTTTAATGTTTTCGGGATACAGTTCTGTTCGAAATAGTTTGACAATTTCTTTTACTTCTTCTGCTTCTTTTGCGGAAGTAGGAATGAATTTAAATGTGAAAGAGAAATCTCGGAGGTTGACTGCCTTAAATAGTACTCGTGTGTTCGGGTTTGATGTCACTCCTGCGGCAGACTTAAACGCACCTTGAACCTCATCTGGTAATGCGGATACTAGTTTGACCGCACTAACTTTTGCTACATCCTTGTTTGCGGCACCTGTTAATCCTGCTTGTAATGTTTTCATTCCACCCTGTATGATAGCACCAATTGCACTTCCACCACTTTTTAGTCCTGCCTCTGCGGATGCACCCATGCCACCCAAGTCCATATTGTCGTATGAAACCGCATCACGATATTGTAAACCGACAGGAAGATACAGTGATACTCGTCTACCAACAGGTTTCGCAAGGTTTGGTGTTGCTACAGTTTGAACGGCATTACCATTTCCTCGGTGTCCTTCAATTGCTTCCACAGTATCAGAAGGGTTAGTAGACTCGGTAACCTTCCGTACTTCTTCCTTCAAAACCTCCTTCCCACCCTTGGCAATATCAGCAATACTACCGATAACATTACCGAGGTCGGTCTCTGCTTCTTTCATAACATCAAAGACAATCCTACCCTTGTAGTCATCTACATTGTTCAAAGGATATTCAAGGTTTTTTTGCTCAAGTACAGATTCAACACCTTGGGTTTTTTCTGGGTCTCCTCTTACATCGTGTTTTCCACCTCGTGCTAATAATTCACGCACCTGTTCGGGGGTAAGTTTATCTCCCTCTCTCAGATCATCGATGTTTACTGGTTCTGCCATTTTAGTTTCTCTATAAATAAGTTAGAAATTCATTATCTTTATTTATAAGGTTTTTATGGCATATAGTGGCAGGTACAGAGTAAAAAATACCAATAAGTATGAGGGTGATCACACAAAGGTGGTTTACCGTTCTCTGTGGGAGAAACACGCATTCCGATGGTGTGATGACAATCCCAATGTAAAACTTTGGTCATCCGAGGAAGTTGTCATACCTTATCTATACGAGGTAGACAATCGTTATCATCGGTACTTCATGGATTTGAAGATGGTCATGGAAAATGGTAAGACCTATCTGATTGAAATCAAACCAGATAAAGAAACTCGAATACCGACTGGTAGCAAGAAGACCAAGAGATACCTTAATGAGAGTTTTACCTATGTCAAGAACATTAACAAGTGGACTGCCGCAAAAGAGTATGCCGAAAACCGTGGGTGGTACTTTGAGATATGGACTGAGAAGAATGAACCTCTGAAGACTCTCATTCCCAAATCAACAAAACCGTTGAAACCTCTACCAAAAACATTGAAACCTTTTCGCAAGAAACGCAAAAAATAAGTATAAATAGAACTATGAGTCAGATATTCAATAGGTTAGAACTACAGGCATTCCGTGCGGGTATTACACCTCGCACCAAGGAAAGTCGTGAGTGGTTTATGAACAAAGCAAAGAACATGCGTTCTATCAATCGACAAGCATTGTTGAGAGAAGACCCTCTCGTTCAGAGGAAAGCATTACAGAATCTGTCGAGAACGGGACTGGTTGGTACAATGCAGATGTTCTTCTATGATCCCAAGCACAAAGATAAACTTCCGTACTACGATTTGTTTCCTTTGATTGTGGTGGTTGGGCCTGCGGAAGGTGGATTCTACGGATTGAACCTACATTACCTTCCTCCGATCCTTCGAGCAAAGATGTTGGATTCGTTGATGGAGACCGCAAATATGAAAGCAACCGATGACGCAAAGTTTCAGATCACATACAAAAAGTTACAGTCGATTGCGAATTTAAGGTTTTACGAACCCTGCTTCAAACATTATCTGACTAAGCATGTCAAGAGTAAGTTCGCAGAAGTCCCGATGCCAGAATGGGAGATCGCAACATTCTTACCGACCGCACAGTTCCGTAAGGCAAACTCGAAGAAAGTTTATTCAGATTCACGAAAAAAGATAGGTAGAAACTAATGGCAGTTGCAATTGATGATTTCAAATCCGAGATCGGTAAAGGTGGTGGTGTTGCAATGGGGAATCTGTTTAAGATTTTCTTACCACCCCTCAAAGGTGATGCACGAGGAATGAATCTGTTATGTAAATCAGCATCATTGCCCGGTAGACAAATACTGTCAACCGAAAAACAGATGGGTCTATATCAAACCAAGATCGCATATGGTCATGCGTCAGAAGATATGCAGTTGACCTTCTTGTGTCTCAATGATATGAAAGTAAGAGAATACTTTGAGATATGGCAGAACCTTGCGGTTAATCAAGAGACCCAAGAGGTTGGATACTTTAATGACTACACACATCCAGTCATTATCCAACACATTAAGAAGGGAACCGCATTCCCTATCGCAAAGAAAGAACTTTATGACGCAGGAAAGATTCCATCTTACCTTCGTGCCAGACTCCCAAGACTAGGCCCACTGGACTTAGCACAGGGTCAGTTTGATTTGAACCTTATCTTTGGAGAGGACATCACTTATACTTGTGTCCTAGATAAAGCATACCCAACAACATTGAATTCAATTGAGTTGAGTCAAGACGGACAGTTACTTGAAGTATCGGTACAATTATCGTACAAGAACTGGAAGTCCAAAGGTGGAGACGCAAAAGACACAGGGTTTGTCGAAGGTCTTGCCGGAGAGATGATTAGAAAATTTTTATAACATTATTATTATTTGGAGAATATAATGGCATTACCTAAGTTAAATGTGACTAATACTTATAGGTTGACAATTCCGTCAACTGGTGTTGAAGTGACATACCGACCTTACTTGGTCAAAGAAGAAAAGCAAATGATGATTGCCAATGAAACTGGTGATCAGAAACAGATGATGGAAGTGATGGCAAAGACCATCAGTGCTTGTGTTGAAGAAAACATAAAAGTCAAAGAATTGACTACATTTGATGTTGAGTATATTTTCACACAGATTCGTGGTCGATCTGTTGGTGAGACAGCAGATATTACTATCTCCTGTGGTGATGCTGAGTGTGGACATAGATCAGATGTTAATATCAATATGACAGAAGCAGAAGTTGATATGAAGAAAACTGATTCCCTCATCGAATTGACCGATAGTATTTCGGTTGAGATGAAATACCCTGCATATGGTGATGTTATTACTAACTTCAAAGAAGGGGATGAATCCGTAGAGTTTGGTTTCACTATGTTGGCAAGGTCTATAGAAGCAGTACTGACCGAGGACGAAAGAATTATCCTCAAAGACTTACCAGTAAAAGAAGTAAAAGATTTTATTGATTCTATGACCAGACAACAGTTTGAAAAGGTCGGAGAGTTCCTTAACGATATCCCGAAGTTGTCTTTAGATGTGGAATGGAACTGTGAGAAGTGTGGTAAAGAAAACAAACATGAGTTGACAGGTTTACAGGATTTTTTTTCCTAAACCTCTCCCATGACAGTCTTGAGAATCATTACAAGACTAATTTCTTTATGATGCACAATTATAGTTATTCGTTGACTGAACTTGAGAACATGATGCCTTGGGAGAGGCAAATTTATGTAACCCTTCTTGAACAATGGTTGGAGGAGGAAAAACAAAGACACGAAGAACAAGAACGCAAAACGAGAAATTAAGATGGCAGACCCAAAAACAAGAAAAGAAATAGAAGAAGCGAAAGCACTTGCGGAAGAAAATATCGCACTTCTACAGACAGCAACTGATGAAATGCGTAAGCAATCTGACCTTCAGAAAGAGCAGGCCAAACTGACAGTTGAAAATCATAATTCCAATATGGAACTTGTTAAGATTGCGAAGGAAAAGGGTGACTTCGATGCCGCACGAGAAATTGAATTAAGGTCAATAGGGGATGTTGTTGCGTCACAGGCACAAGTTGCACTTGCGACACTGAGTGATGCACAAGCAGAAAGACTGGATGCTAAACGACAGTCAGAGCAAAGTAGTCTTAAAGCTCTAGAGGATGAAAGAGAAGCATCCATGAAAGACAGGGTTCAGAAGAAAGTAAAGGACAAAGGTCTGGACAAAGAAGTCGGTAAGACCCCATCATTTATCAGTAAACTTGCGAAACTTGCTCTTGGTATTGTTGGTATCAAAGTCTTTCAACTTATGATAGAAAACTTCGATACCATCAAAGCATTTGTCAAAGATAAAATCATCCCTGCTACTTCTGGTCTCTTTACCTTCTTTAAGGATACGGTCTTTCCGTTCATTAGTGATAACTTCAAAGAGATATTTAATGGCATGGTAATGATTGCGGGTGCGATTGTCGGATTTAGAATCTTCAGTAAAATACTAAATGCTATTAGATTAATGCGAATCGGTTTCATTGCGGTTCAAGTCGGAACATTAACCGCTGCCACGAACTTGAGTGCAATGGGAAAAGGTGTACTAGCAAAACTCGGTACGGCAATTAAGTTTCTACGAGCAGGATTCTTAGCAGTGTCTGTGTTCACTATGTCAACATTAGTCCCCGCACTAACGGGAATAGTCACAACAATGGCAGTTGCACTCGCACCATTCATGCCGATCATTCTTGCGGTAGGTGTCGCAATTGCAGGTATTGCGTTTTTACTGAACAAGGTAAAAAATGCATTAGGTTTTGACAGTATCTTTGATGTGATGTTGTTAGGTTTGCAATTTATGAAAGATGGACTTGCCCACGTTGCCAACTTCTTTATTAAAATAGCAAAGAAGATAGCAGGTTTGGGTGGTAAACTACTAACGGCATTGGGTATTGAAGTACCAGATTTTGTCAAGAATCTTGAGAATGCGGAATTGATGGATACTAATAATGCCCAAAGGTTCAAAGAAGAGACATTAGCAAAGCAAGAAGCAGAGAGATTGGAAAAGGCAAAAACGACTGGAACGGCAGAGAGTGATATTCCAGAGATGCCCAAGATGGAAGTGGTTGCAAAGAAAGAGTTAGAGGATGCGAAATCAGAGTTAAACAACACTGCTCAACCTGAGTTACGAATGAACGAACCACCAGAATTACAGGTTCCTATATCTATGGAAAAGTCAGGTGGATTTGGTTCTATGTTGGAAAATCTCTCTGGTGGTAGAGAAGAACTTGAAAGCAGTAAAGCAAACGCAACCGCAACACAAGTGGCAGTTCAGAACATTAGTGCACCCTCGACCACTAATAACAGTTCCAGTAGTGTCAATGTCGATTCTCCGAGTCCTGCTACGGATGATCTCGACCGAGTTGCCTACTCATGGTGATAAAAAAAGGGTCTCCGAAGAGACCCCTATAACCATAACGGTTTATCCTAAGGCGAGGATGCTTTAGTCTCGGAAACCTTCACCCTTTACAAAGTGATGGAATCTGTGTGAGATTACTGCGAACAGCAACCTCACAAGACTTGTCTCTGAATAAGAACCATTCTCAGTATATAAATGATACATGATTAGTCTTCTGCCGCAAGTTTAGCAAAGTATGACAATGTGTCATCTTCACCACCCGATGCTTGGATCGTTGGTTCTGGTGCAGTCTGAGAGACTACAGTAGGTTCCGCAGATCGGATCGGAGCAGTCTCGGCAGTCTGAGTCAACAGATCATTCTTAACAGTGCTACCTTCACCAGTTGACTGACCCAACACAACCTCTAGTCGTGCTTTTAGATCATCGTAAGACTTGTACGAGGACTCCGCAACAAACTCTGACATATCGTGCAACTGATTATAAGTTGCTTCTAGTTTAGTCTCGTCAGCATCAAACAATGCAGAAGTGGACTTGAACTCCGACTTATCATAGTTACGGTATCCCGCAACATTACGAATCTTCAGTTGGAAGTCAGCACCCAACCAGAAGTCAAATGGATTGACAGGTGTTTCACCGGGAAACTGAGGTTGCATAACATCCATAATCTTATCAAAGATTTTCTTACCAAAGTCGTAAAGGAATACTTTACCTTCATTGGCAGGATTGGATGGATCGTTAACTACCATGATGTTTGCCACATAGTGTAGTCTGCGTTTCTGCTTACGAGCAATCTCTTTATCATCATCGATGCCAGAGTTCCACAAACGAGAGTTGTGTTCACTCACTGGATCATTGTTACCCAGAGTAGTCAGAGACTTCTCTACATACCACTGACCAGAGGGCCCTTTGAAGAAGTGATCAAAGTAACGTACCCAAGGTAGTTCTTGACCTTCTGCGGCAGGAAGAAATCGAATTTGTGCAAAACCATTACCATTGTCATCAACAGTAGGTTTCCAGAATCGAAGGTCTTCGTATTTGTTTTTAGATTGAGTTACCCCTGAGACTTCTTGTGCCGCTTGTGCGAGTTTAGAAACATCTAGGGAATTAGATTTTAAGTTTGCAAAAGACATATTTGTATTCTCCGTATTTTTGCGTATTAGTTGTATTATGAGTATTCATTGTATCATAACGTATATAGAAAGTCAATACCTTTATTCAGTTTATTTTCTGCCGAATATTAGTATCTTCAATACCTTTATTTAGTATTTGGTAAACTTTCAGTTCTTTGGAGGAAATTGAGTTTCATTGCTTCAAACTCGATCTTCTCCTTTATTGAGATGGCAATATATTTCTTGACATCTTCAATCTCTAGGTTGTTCTGTTCACACAAATAAACAACCGTGTCCATGTATGACATAGACTTTGTTCTTACACAGTCCTCCACCATCTTGGTGAATTTCTTCTTGTTCATAAAGTTAGACTCATTACCAGAAGAGTCCACACCACCTATCTGAAAATCAACCTGCATATTCTTCATCCTTTTTGAACTCTTGCTCCAGTTCACGAGTCCAGACTTGTGCGATGTCTGGATACCATGTTCCGTAGTTACGTTTGGGGGTTCCGTCAGGATAGTATGCCATAGCAATACACACCTTCTGGATTCTCCCCTCACGTTGTTCACCATAACGAAAATCAGACCACACACCACCACTGAGATACTTCTTCATATTAGAGATGTAGACTTCGAGGTCTTGATACTGTGCTCGTTCCTTCGAGACTTTAGAGTCTTTATAACTCTTCAATCCTTTGAGTTCATCAGTACAAGACTTCACCCAACCTTTAACTTTTTTCCAATGTAAGAAGTGATCAACATCCAAGTCTCTGATGCTGTGGTGTACCGACTTAGAACCATCGGCACCCCGTGCTTCTCTTGCCTTCGCAAGTCTTTCCACTGCCGCCTTCTTCTGTTCATCAGACATTGGTTTACGTCTGCGTTTCACTTTCTTACGTTCAAAACCTAACGCATCCAGATTTGCCTTCTTCTTGGCATCTCTGGTGCGTTTTGCTTTTTGTGCGGGTGTCAGTTTCTTTGGCATAATAGTATATATTATAAATTATACAGCATTAAAAGTCAATAGGGAATCAACACGAAATGATCTCCAATCGTTAACATCCAAATCAAATACACGAACCGCAATTTGGTTCTTCTCAGTATTTGAATTGACATCAGTCTTGGGCATCTTATCTTCTGGTATCTTATCGGATACCAATGTTGCTCTCATCTCACGAACTGCTCCATCCTTCACTTTCGTGAACGACAAGTTTACTACACCCAGTCTCAGGGTATTTACAATTTCTTCATAAGTCATTTCATTCTCCATCATAGTTATAGTCATTAAAAGTGTAAAATTTAAAAATCAAAAACGATATATCTAAACAGAATCCATCCGAAAAATTAAAACTAATCGATGGAGTTATCCAGAACTCTCGTTCCCATTTCCACTGGTTCGAGAATACATATACTCGTTTTCGTGTTAAGTTCATTATACAGTGTTCTCCTTATAAAGTCAAGTATATTTTTAAGTTTCTTTTGAACTCAGCATTAGATCGACTCATCCTTGCAATCTTTTTGATGTCAATATCCATATCCAAGTTGGGAGTATAGTGAACTCCACTCAGTCGAAACTTTTTCAGATTCTCGTGTAATGCGAGTTGGTATCCTTCATCACCCTCGTGAGGTGTTTCTCCACCAAACGCAAAATCATAACCCACTACACTGCGTCTCAGACTCATTACGCTGCCCTCTCTTGAAACCAATTAGGTATTTCACGGTTAGTCCACCTTGCCATGTATGATTTCTCGTTAATGTAATACTTACGATACGCATCTACTGGATTATCCATTTTACAATGGTCTGGCATTGCCTGTGCGAACCTAGTCATCTTACCGACTTGGTCAATGTTCTTTGGTGAGAACCACAACTGACCTTTCAGTTTCTCTTCGGTCATGTGAACCTTACCATATCGTCTGGTGTACTCCTTACACAACTCTCGGAAGTGTTTGTACAACCATCGGTAGTTGTTATTGTTCTCACGAACCCAGATGTTCGATGGATGATTCACATGGGATGCCTTGTACAAGAGTCGTTCTTGTGCAGTTGGTTTCAGTCTCCACCGTTTGATGTTGCGACCATTCTTGGTCTTATCAAGATACAGTTCACCATCCAAAACTCTATGGGCAGTTGACATCAACTGAGCATATTCGACAATCATCTTGACCACATGCTTGTCACACATCATCTGTGCGGCAACAATAGGGTCATTGTCTAAATGAAATATGTTCATCTCATAACCTCGTAAATAATAAATCCGATCATACCAACATATAGTGTT